CCCTTTATGCCTGATGAAGAGGCGGCAATTTACATGGAATGGGTGCAGGCCGCAAGGGAGAAAAATTATGCGGCAAGGGCCGAAGCTGAACCTGAAGAATACAAGGGAAGGATCCTTTTCTCCCTTAAGGACATATTCAAACCCCAGAAGTCTGGGATGGTTAACACCAGTAAGGTCGGTCAAGGTATTTCGGCGTGGTCGGCAATGGCCAACGTGGAGACTGGTATACACATTAGGATCGCATCAAAGAGGTTCTTGGATCGGCTGAGACCCCACGCAATATTTAATAATAGGATGTCAGACCAAGAATTTGAAGACCGTGTGAGGACTGCATTAAGTGATTTGAGTCCGATAGTTAAAGTGTGTACGACAGATGGCGCCGAATTTGATTCGAAACAAAACCTTTTTACGCAGGAAATTGAGAGACAAGTTCTTTCAGAAGTCTGCGGTTTCGATCAGCAGTTCATTGAGTTTTACTACCAATATCGCAACAATTATGAAATATCGTCAAAAGGGCTTTTCACGGCCAGGTGTAAGCATGAAAAGACGTCTGGCGAGCCGGGCACTTTATTGTTCAACACGATAATAGCGGCAATATTGACGAACTACCAGATACGCGGTAAAGGGCCGTCAGTCATGGTTATGCAAGGAGATGATGTTGCAAAATTCCAGATAGGGCTTTTCCACGATTTATTGGCCAGGAAAAGGATCATGTTGCACTGTGATCTTGATCTAGTAGTGCACATTTCGAGCTATGGTCAAGGTCTGGAATTTGCGGGGAAGGTGCTTTTTGGAAACAATTTGGCACCATGTATCCCTCGTTTATTTTATAAAATTACTGGTCACAGGTTTCGTGAACCCGACAAATTCCAAGAATATCAAATATCCATTAGGGATAGGGTGAAAAGGATTAGGGATGTCGGCGAAGAGCTTTGTATTGGCTTATCCGCTTTATCTTGCGGCATTTCATACGACGTGGTTGCGTCGATGTATAATGCGTGTGTCAGTTTTGGACACATTTCCTTGGATCAAGCTAAAGAATTGTTTCGTAGGTTCGACCAGCCAACGGAAATGATCCAAGTGGTTTAAGTCAGGGTGTGAGTTGTACCTGTCCTCTATGTTTGGGTTTTAAATTGTTTTTCCCAAAAAAAAAAAAAAACAAAACACCAGATGGGACGAGCCCGCCAAAGGGCAAAACATAAAATGTTTTGTAGCCTACATC